TTTCCTGAAGCTTGTGTGTTATTATATACGCTATCATACAGGGATAAGCGCGGCATAGCGTTTCATCCGAGTATTTCGACGTATCCGGGGCCAGATTAGGCATCACGGACAGGACGGCGGCCTGTTCCATAAGCATTTCGCGATATCCCAAAGTAAACCTTGTCCCGCTTTTTGTGCTTTTCGTCTTTACGGCTTTTTCAGGCATTTTCAATCCGAGCAAGCTATACGCCGCTTCTGATACTTCGGGCAGTTTAGTGTTCATATTCTTAATCCTCGTACTCGTTTTAGTTTATATTAACGCTTACGCGCTAAATCTTGTAATAATCCTCAATATATTTATCAAAATCATAATTGGGTACTATTATATAACAATCGCGATTTACAACGTTTCCCAAGATATCCATAAAAAGCGGTTCTTCTGCGTGTCCGTATACTGCGTATAACTCTAAATCCCATGGGTCGTATTTTTTATGTATCATATATTTATACTTATTAGGGCTTTTTAGCTTTATGCCCTGCCCTGCCTTGCTTGTGCTATTTGCCTACAGGACTAGTATACCAAACCGAACTCAAGAAACGCTCAAGATTTGCTCAATTAAAACTCAAATGTTTTTTGGGCCGGTTTTCATTGGGGGAATTAAAAAACTTACCGAACGGTAAGGCGGGCATTTTGTGTAAAAAACGTACTTACTTACCGATAGGTAGGTTATTTTGGGCATTTTATTACTTACCGGTAGGTAGGTTTTGTTTAACGCCGGGCATTGAATAGATAAACACTTATTATTATAATTAATAGTAATGCTTCTTTGGATACAATGTTTTAAACTTGATTATAATACATTAATATAGATGCAATATATTTAATATATACTTAACATATAGAAGCAATATATATATGATATACTTAACATATAGAGTTATTATATATATAATATAGATAGGGGGATTGGCATGACATAAACATATAATATAATTAAGTATATATATAGGCAGGAAGCGGGAGCATGGCATAAGAGATATTCGCGTGTTATCTTTTGGGTATCGGATAGAGCATCGACCCACCAACCAACTATTATTATATATATGTTAAGTACCTATATCTAGCGTGTGTGAATAACTTTTAATTATCATTTAATTATTTAGGTTAAGTACCTAACCCATTTTAAGAATTATGAGGGTAAGTACCTAGGGGAGAAGAGAACAGGGTCTCCTAGAGCATAAGTATATCAAAGGCCCCCTTTGAAACCCCCACTTTTTAAAAAGCTTGACAAATAAACCAATATGTGCTATCATAGCAAGTAGTGAAGCCCCCCGCGTCTCTTAACAATGCGTAATCCGGGGGCTGTTTGCAACAGGAGAATACTATGGAAAATAAATCCAGCATGAAATTCGACCATGAGAACCTTGGCGAGATATCCTTTGGCCCTACCCACAAACTTGTATGCTCGTTGGTTAAGTACCGTACCTCAGATTGTAAGCTTCGTAGATATTGCGATTTGCGGGTTAATAGCTATAACGCTACCAAGAATAGGTACATGTTCTCCAAGAAAGGGATAACCATTCCAAAGAATAAGATACTTGATGTTATATCTGCACTTAATGCTCTTCCGTTGGACCCACCTGAAGGTATTCCGATTGAAGAGAATAAAGTGATTGCAACCATAGATAAATACAAAGACCTTAAGATATGTGTTAGCCTTACGCAGTATGACGGAGGCCCTAAAGTAGATATCAGAGAGTACATAGTCGATAACATTAAAACCTACGCTGGTCCTACCTACAAGGGTGTACGTTTTGGATACGAAATGATTGCACAGGTATCTGAAATGCTCCAGCTTTGTGCCAACAAGCTTCTTGATACTAAAGAAGACATTGACATTGTCTCGTAAATATAATATAATCATAGCATGGAAATTCGTGACCCTAAACTTTGGGCGGCTTTTGAAACGTATTGCGAGTGGCTTTCATTGCCTCGCCATTTTCATAGAATGACTCCTGAACAGATGGCTTCGCTTCCTGAAACAATTCAGGAGTTGATGGCCATTAAGTTTAAGAAGGATTTCTGTGCTAAGTTTGCGGTTAATATGCAGATGCTTTCCGATTGGGAGAAACATCCCGACCTTAAGAATAAAGTTAAAGATGGTTGGAAACGCTGGACAAAGTCCCTTACTCCTAACGTGATGGAGAGCTTCTATCGTAAGACAGTTGAGGAAGGGGATGCTGGTCGCGTTCGTTTGTGGCATGAACTGGTAGAGGAAATGGGCAAAGAAGGCCCTTCTGTAAATGTAAACATTGGCCTTGAGAACATACTCAAGAGCATGAGAGATGATGGTGATTTGCAAACTAAAAATGAAACGAAACCAGATATTACAAAGTAAAGAATATAAATTGTTTTGCAAAAGCGTAGATGCTTATGCGAAAATACATTGCATTTTATTGGACATGTCATATACAATGTATAAAGACCAAGAGCAAGCCGAAAAGGTTTGTGGTAAACGAGGTTGGGATATTAAGTTTTTAAAACAACTCCGTAGGTTTACTTATAAATGTTATAGAGATTCTGGAAAGTTAAAGGAGTAGATATGGCAAGCAAATTTGACAGGGTTCGTAGCGCGGCTTCTTCTCTTAGTGATATGACTGGTTCAGCCATTAAGGGTCTTGTTGGCAAACTTACCAGTAAAGAAAGCGACAAGAGCGCAACTGAAAAGTTCGCCAAGAATATGAAGTATCCCGGTAATTATGGTGTTGCCAAGCGTGAAGACGTAGCTGAGAAGCGTAACGAATATTCTCGTAAAGCTGGAGAACAGAAAGAGCGTCTTAAACATGAAAAAGAAGTAAAACCTTTTATCGGAAGTTCAAGAGTATATACTGGTAAAAATGTACCAATAAAAGAAAAAGATGAAGCTCGTACTGAAAAAGTTAAAACCATGAAGAAGTTTAAATCCCTTGGCAAAACCAAGGATGGTAAGAAACTTGGTATTAATAAGTCTTATCAAAAAAGAGCTGATGGGGTAATAGAACGAAACACCACAAAGGATGAATAATCAACATGGAAATCACATCGGTTAATATTAAAGTCGTCAAGAACGAGCCTCCTGTAGCCGCTTATTGTTCCATCGTAATTGACGAAGCGTTCTGTGTTCGCAAGATTCGTATCATATCCAAAAATGATGGCTTCGTTGTTTGTATGCCTAGCATGAAATCTCGTGATGGAAAGTACGCTGATATATGCCATCCTATTAATGCTAACTGTCGTAAGAAGATAGAAACCGCCATACTCAACTCTTATAGGGGCCAACTTGAATCTGAAGTAGCATAACCATATGGATACTGGACTGGTTAAGTTGATAAGCCAATTCATTCCTAAAGATGAATTCATGGTAGGAGTTCATCTATTTAATGGTAGAAAGAAAATAACATGGGCAGTAGTTGGCACTAAATGTTTTGAGCAGTTAGCTAAAGAGTTTGTACATATGGATAAGTTCATAGACCCATATGTTAGAAAGAATCTCCCATTGACTTAATATGGAAATCACCAAAGAGCAACTCCTTAAACGTGTTAAGGAAGACTTCATCTTCTTTGCCGAAAAAGCATTTCAAATCATTGATAAGTCCGATAATACACTAAAGCGGTTTAAGCTTAATCGCATACAGAAGTATTATTGGGAAAACCACACAGCTTTCGACTATGTAATTAAATCTCGTAAGGGTGGCATGTCCACTCTTAACATTGCTCGTTTCATTCATAAGTGCAACTTCTTTCCTAATAAGCGGGCAATCATGCTAACACAGAATGATGACGCTACGGTTAAGATGTTCCGTGAGCGCGTAATGCCGATGGTAACTAACTGTTTATGGCCCATGAATGTGAAGATAAAAGAAAGCGAGGGTATGATACAGTTCCTAGATACAGGCTCTACCTTCTACATTGGTACCGCTGGTTCCAAGAAATTTGGCCGTGGTTCAGACATCACTGATTATCATCTATCAGAGTTTGCCCATTGGGACGACCCCGAGGTTTTAACAGCCGTAGAAGAGGCTCTGATGGATGATGCCGAGGGCGTGATAGAAACAACAGCAAATGGCATCAACTTCGCCCACCAACTTTGGAAGCGTTCAGAAGAGGGAAACTCTAGGTATAAGCCGATATTCATCCCTTGGGTTTTAGACGATACCTACAGGCTTAAGAGTTATCCTGCCTTTAATGACCTTAGCCAAGAGGAAAAGGACCTTGTAGACATATTCCATTGTGAAATGGACCAGATTGCTTGGCGTAGGAAGAAACGTAAGGACATGAGCCAAGTAGAATTGTTCCCACAGGAATATCCTGTTACTAGCGAAGAAGCCTTTATTTCTTCTAGTGCCATGATATTCGACTGGATAGCACTCAGGGAACATGAGAAATACTGCCGAGAACCGGGCTGGCGCGGGCTTTTGAAGGATTTAGGTGAGGAAGTACGTTATGAGCCTGTAAGCACCGGAAACCTAAGAATCTGGCGTATGCCGCAACAGGGCCATGTTTATGTTATTGGAGCCGATATCGCGGAAGGTGTCAAGAATGGTTGCTTTTCAGTAGCGGAGGTTATAGATGTCAACGAAATGGAACAAGTCGGGGAATATCATGGGCATATTCCTCCTGACGAATTTGGTGATTCTCTCTTTACACTTGGGCGTTTCTATAATAATGCTCTACTTGCTCCTGAATCTTGGCCGGGGGTTGGGGCTGTAACAATGTCTAAGCTAGTCGATTTGCGCTATCCTAATCTGTGGAAGCGTAAGAAATCCGATTATTCTCTTAAGGCTGAGAACCAGTTATACGGGTGGGAAACCACCAAGAGAACCAAGCCTATATTGGTGCATACACTATCAGAGGCTATTAAAGAGTATAGATTCAAGATTCGCTCTAAGGGTCTCATAAGCGAAATGAAGTCGTTTGTGTACAATGGCGAGGCTATGGAGCCGCAAGAAGGTTGCTTTAGCGATAGAGTAATAGCTTTCGGTATAGCTTGGTATTTAGCTAATATGTTCGTGCAAGACCTTGATACTGAGGTTAAAACATTCAAAGACATATACATGGCTGGCAATCACATGGGTACCGTATTCCGCCCTGAATTTAAAAACATTGGCGGCGTTAGGGCTAACTAATGGGGTATATAATGTCAACTTCTAAAAACCTGTTATTTGACGACGAGATGAAGCGCAAGTTCCAAAAGAAAATACAGGAAATTCGCAATGAAATGAAGGAAGAAAAAAAGAAAAAGCTTGACAAAAAGAACTAATTATAGTACACTCTTGGTATGGTTATTTGACGGAATAACTGTGTTCGTTTTAACCCCTTCTGTGCCGTCACACAGGAGGGGAATTTTTTTGATGCCCATTTAATTACAAAAAACGGAAAATGCCGTGTTCAGGCAATAACACAACTTGGGTCAACCGAGAGATAACGCCCCCTATAACCATCGGCCCCACTCTGGTAAGACTGAAAGTAAATCAGCTCAAAGTGTGTGTTGGCATGACCCCATAGTGCAAACTTCCCTCTGCTTACCAGAGAGAGAGTTTATGGGGGCTCATAGAAGAATATATGAAATATAATACTAGGTACTCCAGAAAGGGCAAGAAATATTATTCTAATATTAAAAAGTACAAATACGAACAAATTAGAATAAAAGAATTTAGTAAAGAATTGGATGGTGGGTTTAAATATAGTATTGACAATAGTGATTAAATTTAGTATACTTTACGCTGATAAGGAGGACAAGATGCCGCTCACAATGGACCTGAAGGATATTAAGATAAAAGGTGATAGGGTGTTGGTGAAGCAAATTAAGTTTGAAGAGAAGATAGGTAGTTTTGTTATACCTGAGAATGTTAGGGATAGGAAAGCAAAGCGTCGTGCAGATGCCTGGAAAGCACAGGTTGTAACAATTGGTGACAAGGTTTATTTTGAAAATCATCATTGGGGTTTCAAGGAAGGAGACGTAGTTTTCTGCGCTCCTGTTTCACTTGATTGTCCCTCGTTTGAAGCTGAGAATGGCGATGTTTACAAGATTATTCTACAGGAAGATTGCCTTGCTGTAGTTACTGATAAGGAGAACAAATAATGGAACCTACTAAGACTGACACACTTGAAAAGCCCACACCTGAGAAGCCCGCTGAACTTGTTCTGCCCAAAGTTGAGAATCCTATATTCCAGTATGATGATAAGACCCATACTTTCTGGCTTGGTATCCCTGTAGAGAGGACCGAGCCGTTTATGGCTTCTTGTATTCTGGACTCTATGAAGATGACGTACTTTGAGATTTTCTCTAGGTATGTTGCTGAGAAGCGTAGTAAGATTGAAGTCCAGCAACCGGGGGTTCTTAACAACCTTCGCAAACATTTTCTAATGAAGAACAAAAAGGTTTAAATTTTACTCAAAGGAGGTAAAACCAAAATGAACGAATATAATGAAATGGGCAAGGGTGGCAAGTCGGGTAGCGACGGCTTCCGTGAGAAGGGCAAAGTGGAGAAAAAGGCTCCCGCTTACAAGGAAGGCCCCAACCCTAACGTGAGTGTTCCCAAACTGCCTCAGATTAAGGGCGTGACGGAGCAGGGCTAATGTCCAAACGCGAAGAGGACGTCCGTGCCGATAGATTTGAGTCCGAAGTGCGGACGTCCGAATTGCTGTCTTTACAGAAGAAAATTAAGCAAGGTGAAAGATTTAAGTTGTACAAGTGCTCCAACTGCGATAGGCTTTACGAGGAACGTTCAATAACTTGCCCCCGGTGTGGCACTCGCACAATGGGTGAAATAAGGCGAATATGAAAAATATAGATAGGACAGTTAAAAAGAGCATTGCTCTTAATAAGGCTTCTGCTGGTGGGGAAACCATGCGCGTACACGCTGTTTCTGACCCTAGGTTCTCTCGTGTTAAGTCTAATGTTATGTTCCCCGGTAAAACTGTAATTCATAAACCCGAAGTTAAAGAAACTGAAAATCCCAACAAGAAAGTAAAGCCTCTCAAGAAGATGAAGAATCCCGGCAAGAAGAAAAAATAAAATGGTTCTTAATATATTTACCAAAACTCCGCCCTCGATAGATGAATCTATCAAGAAAGAACTAGATAGGGTAGAGGAAATAACAAAAGATAAAAATCTCAAGAAATCACCCGAAAAACTTCGCGAACTTGGTTGTAAGATTTGGAAAGAGTATAAAGCTTGGGAAAAGCAGACATTACCCAATAGGCGCAATCTTACCAAGTTAAACGAGATGCTTGAGGGTGTGGTTGAGGAAACCAACTTCCCTTTTGAGGGTTCTTCCAATATAACCATTGGCTATGCTTCTGGCATGGCTAGGACTTTTAAGTCCACGTTCAATAAAACTGCCTATCAAGACCCTGATATCTTCACGGCTGTTACCAGAGATTCTGCTCTTATAGAGAAACTTGACGATATTGAAGAGGCCGTAAACTATTCATTCCATAGCGAGTGCAACGGGCTTGATATACTTAAACAAGGTACTATACCTTGCCTTCGTGATGGTACGCTTATTATATCTGGTTTTTGGGATAGGCAGATTGAAAAGTGTTCAGATTATAAATCTTATAAAACGTTTATAGATTTCCAGAATGATTTCCCTAATTTTGCTTCTGCTGGAATTAGTGAGGCAGAATACGCTGAAATAGCTGATGAATTTATTAAGTCCGAAGATACTGAAATTATATGCAATTTCCAGTATGACAATATTCTTTATGATGGTCCCGCATACGAAATAGTCCCTCTTACACGTTTTGTTTATTATCCCACACAATCTACTAGAATTAGGGATATGAAGCTTTATGGTAAAGAATACTTCATTACCAAGGACAAGCTTAAAGAGGGCGTTGAACGTGGGGAGTATTACAAGGAATCCGTAGAAAAGCTTTGCGATAGGAAACCTTCTGGTGAAAACGATTTCTGGTCTTCTTCTAAAAACTTCATAGAGAAGATAACCCGTCCTACCATAGAGGACGAAAAGCCGTTTAAGGTGGTGGACGCTGTATGGAAAGCCGACCTAGATGGCGATGGTATTAAAGAGAAGTATCTTGTTACATTCAGTTCAGAACACGAAGGTGTCGTGCTTTCGTTCCGTAACTACCATATTCGCAACAATATTGACTTTTGTGTTGACTTCCGTTTATCCGCACGAGAAGACCGCTTCCTTGGCATTTCGCTTATAGGTGAGGGACAGGACAAGTTTAACCTACTTGACACCATCCACCGCAATCGTAACAACGTCCGTATGCTTACTACAAGCCCTATACTTCTTATTCAAAAGAATATGAAAGAAGACATGGACTTGTTTAGGGCTGAGAACATAATCAAGCCGGGATGCGCTTTCTTTGTGGATGATGTAGATAAAGGCATTAAGCAGTTGCCATTACAGGACCTTTCTCGTTCCAATGATAACATGGACGAAGAAAACCAGATTGTTAGATACCTTGAGTTTTGCCTTGGTCCTACACAGGCCATGTCTGGTAAGGAAACTCAGCAAGACCCTCGCGCCCCTATGGGCAAGACAATTGCCCTTTTACAGCAAGCGAATGGTCGCATAGACGATTATCTTGACGAGTTTAGGCGGTCTATCCCTGAACTTGCCAAGCTTCATTGCGCTCTTTTGGCCCAATTTGGTCAAGACCAAGTAAAGTACAACATTGAACAAGATGGTGAACTTACCATTAAAGAACTTGATAAAAAGATTCTTTTTAAGAATAACATCATATGGCAAGCAAAGCGTCGGAGCGTGACTCTGAGCCCGGAATTTGGCCTTCAGAGGATTGGCGGACTACTTCAGACGTATGCTCAGCTACTTCCTCTGATACAACAGGGAGATGAAAAGGCGATAGAGCTATGGAATAGGATGGTTATAGTTAGTGGAGAGCCACAAAAAGAAAAGTTGATGATTCAAGTTCAAAAACTTTCTCCCGGTCAGGCTCCTGCTAATAACCCGATACAACAGGCTTTACAACAGGCTGGTGGTTCTGGTAATAATATGCCTCCTTTGCATCAATCTACAATTAGTCAATCGCCCAATTCTCCATTAAATAAATTAAATGCTTAGAAAATGTGATATCTGTGGTAAAGAATACAAACTAGCCAGATGGGAGTTAAAATATGGTAAAAGGTTGTATTGTTCAAAAGAATGTTCCAAAATAGGTCTTCATAATAAATTATCTGGTAAAAATAAATTTGGAGGTATAGTAACTGTTATTTGTGAACATTGTGGGAAAAGTTTTGAAACCAGAAGGGCTCAAATAAACATAGGTACTGGAAGATTTTGCTCTCGTTCTTGTGTTTCAAGTCATTTCAAGGGAGAAAATGCTCACAACTGGAAAGGTGGTGCAGTACAAGGTGTAGATTTTGTTCGTAAAAGTCTTGAATATAAAAAATGGCGTCAAGATGTGTTTATAAGAGATAACTTTACTTGTAAAAAGTGTGGAGATAACAGGGGCGGAAATCTTCATGCTCATCATATAAAGAAACTATCCATCTTACTACAAGAAGCTAAAGATTATCTTCCTCTTTTCAAAATGGAACAAGCCGCAATGGTTTATAGCCCTATATGGAATATAGAAAATGGGGAAACGCTTTGCGAATTATGCCATCAAAAAGAACATAAAAAACATAATTAGTCTTGACAATGTGAATGAAATATAGTATATTATTTAACTGTAGGAGATAACAACATGATAAAATACAATAGTAAACATTTAGAATCGGTCTCTGAAAATATAAGTAAGCTGAAAGAATACCTAGATAGGCTTGGTGAAACCCAATCGCCCGACAAGGAAATCTTTTGGAAAGCAGTAAAAAATATTATAGTTAAATCCAAGGAAATGCATCAAAAAGACATAATGATTATTCTTGGGCAAGAGGATATTACCGACCCTGCTTGCTCACATCTTAAGATGAAGTTCCTTGGCGGTGCAATAGCGGCTTACGACGAGATACTTGGTATAGTTGATAAAAATGAAGAGTATATCGGTAGGGCCACTTCAAGAATTACAGAACTAAAAGAACAACACGAACAAATTAAAACTAACATAGAATTACAAGACGGAGGGTCAAAATAATGCCTAAAAGCAAAGAAGAAGAACTTAAGGAAGAAATGGCGAGGCAGGACGCTGAGCGCAAGAGGGAATCT